CAGGTTCCAGCAGCACCAGAACCCGAAGTCGTGACAAATGCGCCTGTAGATCCTACGTTTACACCCAGCGCAGTCGCTACGTTCGTACCTAGCCCCGTAACGCCCGACAGCGGCATTCCGGTTGCGTGAGTAAGGGTAATGCTTGATGGTGTCCCCATCGCGCCGTTAAAGGTCGTAAACGCCCCAGATGAGCCTACATTGACCGCGAGCGCAGAAGCGACACCAGACCCAAGGCTTGCAATGCTTGAGATCGGTAGATTGGTGGCGTTAGAAAGGTTAACCGCAGAAGGTGTGCCGAGGTCTGGAGTTGTGAGCGCAGGAGAAGATGCGCGTACGATGTTTCCTGTTCCCGTCGAGGCTTGGAAGGATAGGTTTCCTGACCCGTCTGTCTGGACTAGAGACGAAGCTGAACCATCAGCAGAGGGGAGAACGAAAGTGACGTTAGAGGAAAGAGACGCGGCAGACCTGAGTTCTGTGTAGCTTGTGCCGTTGTCTGCATCTTCACCAAGCCGTACGCGGCCTGCGTTAGCCGTTACACCTTGAACCGCTAAAACATCTGAGACCGTGAAGGTGTCGCCATCGAGTCCAGCTTGTTGATTCTTAAGCTGACTCATCAACTCCCGAATAGCGTTGTTGATGTTACTAGGCGCACAACCCTCGGCAATGTCAATACCGTCAATATCGGTGTTATTGCCTGGAGTTGAGGAAAACTCAGAGATCTTTGTCTTTGCCATGTTTACTCCATCAACTCTTTCGGCTGCTGCGTCTGGTAAAGCATATTGAGCAATCCTTGATACGGGATATTCGGGGCTACTGATCTAGCACCTAACAAGCCACGTTGTAATTGTCCCATGCCATAGGCTGCTTCTCCAACAATTCTAGGCGAAGATGCCAATGCAGTACCCGCGGCCAATGGGATACCGCCAGCCATAAAGCCCATGCCGCTAGTAATCGGTGCAGTCGCTCGTTGAATGCCTCTTGGCGTTAAGTCTGACATAGCCTGTCCAGCAAGCGCAGGCATCAATTGCCTGCCACCTTGTCTTTCAAGTTCTCTTGCAAGCCGCAGCCGCTCTCCGTAATTAGTGTTTACGTTGTTTCTCATCAGACTTTGTAACTTGCGTATCGCCGTATCAGCAGACGCTTTCTGACCTAAAGACAGCGCACGTTCAATCTCACGGATAAGATCGCTTTGATCCGTGTACTGCTTCATTACCTTGGCGTATGTCGGAGCCTGCTTGGTTATTTCGCCTTTGATTGCGTTGTAAACCTCTCCGACCGCAGTCCTTGCGGTTTTGGCCTCGTAAGGGATATCTTCAAGGACATCACCAACTTTCTGTTTAAGAGCGTCTAAACCTTCTGGTGTATGGTACTCAGCAGGGTCTAAAGCCTTCCATTCTTCAATGTAAGTTTTTGCCTCTGCAAGTTTGTCAGCAGCAGCCCTGTTTTTTACTTGCCCCTTAAACATCACTTTACCCATAGCATTGTTGATCGCGCTATCAATGCCTGTGAAGTCAAGGACTGTTTTGTCGTTTCTAATGTTGACCATGCCAGAGCGATATTCTGCTTGCTTGGCCTGTTGAATATCAGACAGGTTTTGCTTGGCAGCATCAAGAACTTCGGTTGCGCCAACCTTGCCGCGCAAGTTTTCTGTGAAAGACTTAGCTTGCTGCCCTCCTGCTTTGCCAGCCTCAAATGCCTGCTGGATCGACTCTGTACCAACGCCAGTCGTAGAACCAAGGATTGCTTTTGCACCTCTTCCAGCGGCTCCAGTACCGGCAGCTATAGTTCTTCCTGTAGCTACTAGCGGGTCTGTTGCGTAGGCTGCTTTAGCGAGTGTTGCGGACACGCCACCGGCTTTAGGGGCAACCATTGCCCCACCAGTAAGAACCGTGGATATATCTGCGAGGACTCCAGCGGGATCAGTAGCAATGGCTTTCTTTGCGCCTTCTACACTGCCGTAACGCTCGGTATAGAACTGACCTACCTTGTTAGCAAGTTCCCTAGAGGCTTTATCCTCGCCAATGGCTCGAACCATACCTTCGGGGAGGATGTTTTGCAGAATGCCTGCGCCAAGATCAATGACTGTTTTAGCTGTCTGGATTGGGCTTGTAACGGCTTCAACGACACCACCAATGACGTTTCCTAAAGACTTAGGGAAGTTGGTAATCGCGCCTTCTACAACCTGTCCGGCAGACAATGGCTTTTGCTCAGGCTTTTGGCTTGAAACAAGGTCTTGATCCCACCAGTTAGCCATGATTAACGCCTCTTAGTAAGTATTTGGCCTTCAGGGTTCATATACACAGAACCAACAGGCAATCGGTCGTACTCTGCTTTAGAGTTGACTTTGATCGGTGCTTGTTCATTACCTATCGGTGCTTGCGGCGTGATATTTGGCCTTAATGCTTCAATTGCCGATTTGCTATACCCCTGCGCCAAAGCCGCTTCAGACATCTTCTTGAACGCACCTTCTGCCACTTCAGCTTGCCTTTGAAGATTTGCTTTAATCTGCGTTGGAGACATTCCAGGCGTAACCATTGCTGACTCAAAAGCAGAAGCCTCTGTTCTAGTGAGCGCGGAACCAAACAATTGATTCCTAATCTGGTTTGCAAAAAGATCGTATTGTTGCCACCACTGACCGAAATCTTTTTTGGCCGGATCATCAGAACGCAAGGCAAGCATAATCGCACCTCTGCCTAAAGCGTCCATGCGATAACCGCCGTAATTGTCCTGGAAGTTATTAGACAGGCTTCTTAAGTTGACTGCGTTTTCTGATTTGCTAGCTAGATCGTTAAGGACTGGCCCAGGTAAAGGCTTACCGTCTTTTGCTTGCTCTTGTTTTGCTCTAGCTTCGTCTATTCTCAGACTAACCAATTGATTGCTTAATGCAGTTGTTGCTGCGCGATCCTGCCTTGATTCTTCACGCTGCATCGCTTGCGAGTTCATGCTCGTCAAACGCTCCATCGCCTTATTAAGCGCATCCTCATCCATGTTTGCAAAACTGCGCTGCAATTGCGAAGCAAAAGGAAGAATTGAAGGATGGATAACGCCGCCTTGTATCAGAGGAGTAAACGGATTCTCATTGGTTCCAGTTTGTTGCGTTGGAGCCATGACCGTTTGAGTGTTTCCTTGGAAGTCAGTAACAACCAAAGACTCACCTTTCTTGATGCTAGTTACAGTAGGCTTGCCAGCAACTGCGCGGAAACTGCCGTCCGGCATCCGTTCATAAATGATGCCGCCAGCTTCCCTAGTCTCAGGCTGCATTGCGCCTTGTATGGTTTTGGCAGCAGTTAATGCTTTGTCGATCGGAACTCCCTTAGAAACGGCAGCGGACAGCAAACGCTCGACATCAAGTCGTGGCATACCGTAAGTTTTTTGTTCCTCATAAGGTTCAGAAACGCCCATCGCTTCAAGGTCAGGAGAAAACCGTTGCTGAGATGTGACTGGCCTTACTATGCCAGCCCTTAGAACCTCTGGAAGATTAGCCTCGGCCTGCATCTGTTTCTGCATTTGTTGCAGTTGTAGCCCTGTTACACGATCCTGCACCGCTTGCTGCATTGCACCACGGTAGGCTTGCTGTCCTGCCATCAACCCCTGACCGACAATCTGCCCGATATTCTGACGTTGTGCAGAAGGCCCAGAAGCCATAAGCAAACCGATACCCGTCCCTAACAAACCTTGACGCTGCGCTTCTTGGCGAAGCCTTTCTGCGTCGTCTGCCCCCATGAGTTGCCCCATGTAAGACGGTTGACTTCCAAACAATCGAGCTAAGTATTCGTCCATCTTGCCCTCACAACAGAGAGATGCGCTTGCGTTGCACTGGTTGAGCGAGCAACGAGTTGAAATCTATAGGCTGCGTTGGCTGCGCTCTTCTCAAACCAGGAGCAGGAGCCGCTTGCGGTGTTGATTGCTGAAGCATGTTCATGCCTTGCATACCCATACGCAACGCATTAGGGGCGGCTTTAGCCAAAAGCGGATTAGCAGCATTAGCCGCGGCAGAAGCGGCGTTTACTGATGCAATCGCTTCAGCGGCCATAGCTGCGCCAGCGGTTTCCGCGGCAACACCTGTACCTATTGCTTCTGCTGCGAGTATGACTTCTGGGCCAGCCATTATGACAACAAAGCCTTTCCTGCTAGTGCTGCACCAAGTACGCCTGCAAGCGGGTTAGAGTAACTAGGCGCAACCGTCTGCATACCTTGTGGTGCACCAAAGGAAGATGAGAGGAATGACTGTAAGGCTGCGTAAGGTGCTTGCTGTTGGTAGTTGAATCTCTGAATAGCGTCTTGTAGGGCTGCTTGTTGGTAGCTCTCTGCTGCCTGACCTGCTTGTGCAAGTTGTGCAATATCCGTGTAGTCCTGTGCGGCCAAGCCTGGAGCAGCACCGATAGCCGCTTGTTGTCTGGCCCTCTCTGCTTCGTAGAGATCAAGACCCATGCCTAGTGCTTGTTGCTGCCTACCCCTCTCAGCCTCGTAACCGGAGTAACCCAACTGTGCAGCCTGCCCTGCAAGCGCGTTAGCAAGTGCGCCTTGTGCGCGTTGCTCTTGACTCATTAAGGCTTCGTTAGTCCCGTAACGTCCTGCCTGAGAAGCGCGAGACCGCATTTGGTTGATTGCGTCTTGGTACTGAGTCGTTGCCGCCTGAAAACCAGGCTGTAGTGCTGCCGTGTAGTACGGATTCTGTCCAAGATAACCACCTGCAACCGTATTAGCTAAGACAGGACTTGTCGCGCCTGCTAATGTCTCAGCACGAGAACCACCAAGCGTCGTTGCTAACTGCTGTTGCGCTAAAGGCACAAGTGGATTGCCTTGCATAGCCCTTGTTTGCATCGCAGAAAGCGCAGATTGCGTCTGCTGAGACGGGCCTACATAGGTCTGGCCTGTGTAAAACTCAGGAGCACCTTGTTGATAAAGCCTTTGTGCCTCGCTTAGTCCGTACTGGACATAAGGACGCATTGTCGGGTCAAGTTCGGTTCTCGTAACCGTGTTTGTCGTACCACCAGCCATGTTAAACCTCTCTCACCCACTTACGGGGTCTAAAACCTAACGCTTTAGCCTTGCGATCCCAGCCTTTACGCCACGAATCAAAGCTGATAGTTTTCGCGCCACCACTTCTCGCAATGCCGAGAACATGATCCAAGCCTGCACGACTATCTCCCTTGCCATAAGCGCACCAAATATGCAAATTATCGCCGATAGGCTGCAAAACAACAAAGCCCACAACAGAGTTATCCTCAACAAACACCCAAAGAAGTGATCTTCCCGTAAAGCAGTCCGAGTAAATGTCCTCAGGTATCCACGATTCTGGGCTCTTCTTAAGGATGACTTCCAATCCTGGCTTGATGTACTGCCAGACATTTCTTAGCTCGTCCTGTTTGATGTATTGCACATTCATCCGACCACCACATAGCCGTATGTCATATCAGACGTTGAATTAGGATAGTGCGTAACAGTCGCAGAACCGTTCGTTACGCTTGAAACGTAAATTAAAGGCCCATCAGAGATGTGTTGCATCGTCAAAATAACCGATGGTGTTGCCGGTCTTGTCGGGCTTGATTGTGTCCCTATGTACTCTAGCCTTACTTGTGTGCTTGTTGCGGCCCAGATAAGTTCAACATAGTCATTGGCCGCGAGATCAACAAAAAGGTTAAGCGCGGCAATCAAGTGCCCGTCTGTTCCACCATGAGAATTAGGAATCGAGAACTGAGAATTGGAGTTAGTAAGGTCAGTTCCGTTTTTTCTTAGCCACAAGTCAGCGTCCTGGATCTGCGTGTCAGCGTTTGCAAACTGCACAGAAAACTGAAGGTTGTACTTTCCCGCTGCCCTGACGTTAATGCGACTTGAGTTTGATAAGTAGACGTTGTTACTCAAATCCGTATTGGAAAACGTGACTGCATAGGATGCTGTCGTGCTTGCAGCCGTTTGGTCGTTAAGGTCATAAAACGAGCCGTATGGCAGTCCACTCACATAGGCATTAGCAGAGTAGGGGATGAGAATAATCTTGCTTTCTACCCCTATTCTCGCGTCTGTTATCGTGGTTGTGGTGGCGTTTCCTGTATTGAGCGTTACCGTTCCGGTGTTATTCGTCTTACCGTCCATGATATTGCGGACAATCTCAGCAACGGCTCGCTGATCGCCACCAAACGGAGGTAGCGTCCTAAAGATCATCGCATACCCTGTGGCACGACCGTCACATCCAAACCAACCGCGGAAGTCCAAACACCAGAAGGAATCACGTTCAAACGATGGTAGGTTCCTGCCGAGCGCAGACCTATCCTGTTATCAGAGTTTGACGAGTATGTGGAACCCGTGAAGTCTGTTTGTTGGTTCAAACGCTTTCTGGAGTTGATCTGTACGGAACAAGAACCGCTGTCAATAACAGGTCTTACCAAGGTGACAACCGAAGGCATGTCATTCATGGACAAGTCAGGCGTAATAATGCTGGCCGTTAAGTTTGACCCTGAGAAAGCTGCGATCTTTGTTCCTATAGTTCCTGTAAGAAGGTTAGACGTAACCGTATACCCAAAAGAATCTAGGCTTGCAGGCAGCGTATCAATGCTTCCGTATGCGTCTAGTTGCTCTAACGTTAGACCCGACGAAGAAGATGTCGTAATTGCTGTTGAAGACGCAATCGAATCTAACGTAACCTCAGCATGAGACCACTTAGAAAGGTTGAAGTTGTAAATGAGCAGAGCAGTGGTCTGGTCTACCGTCTTAAACGCCCATATCACAAGGTTTTTAAGAGGGTCTACAGCAGCAGACATCGTAGACAGTTGTGAGATGTCTACCGTATTGAAGAACCAACGGTCGATCTTCTCAACAGAAATAGACTGCACAGTCTGCCCATTACAGACATAAAACCCGTCATCAGACAAAAAGAAGCTCGATCCTGCGTACTGAACGACAGACCCAGCTTCCATGCACCCTAAGCCACGCGAGATCGTGTCAAACTGGAATACAAGAGGGCTTCCAACGTAAGACATGCGGACAACCGCACGATCCATAAACACGAGTCCAAACTCACCGCCCGTCAAACCCTTGACATGCCCACCGTCTGGGATGTCCTGATAGTCTGCTTGGGTTGTAGCGGAAGGTGTCCAGCTTGTTTCATCACCTAACGCGCACCACTCGACTCTATTGGGGTAGACCGTTGTTCCGTTGTTAAATCCCGCAACCACAAAGTCTCTGACTGTTGTGACATACCTCGACTTAGGCGCAGCAGCACCAAGGTCTGCAAAGGCCGTGGATGTGCCCAATAACCACCCCTGGAGTCTATCGCCACCATTAGCGGCAATCAGTCGGTTGCCAAACTGAGCAAAACGCCATTTCTGATCCGAAGGTGTTGTGTAACCTCCAGCCTTAGAAACGTCCGTTAGGTTCCTGTTTGTTCCTAACTTGAATAGTTTCGTCTCGCCGCCAGCAAAGACCGTGTTCGACTCATCCGTAGAAGTCGCAGACACAACTTGATTAAGCGACTCTGAAGCCGCATTGCTCCATTCACTAGGCGCAGATAAAGGGCCATAACCCACCTGTTGAGGAATAACATTTAACGCCTCAACCAGCGCACCCGCTACCCCTGGTTGATCCGGCAACCACTCACCAAAGTTGACTCTCATCGTTTAGCCAACGTCATGGTTAAAGGCACACCCGAATACTGACCTTCCTCGTCTGAACGTGTAAGTGCTGCAATAGCACGATCATAAAGCGCACCCCAGGTCTGTAACCTGGGATCGTTCATAAGGTAGGGTTCAGCCTCGCCTAGCGACCCGTAAAGGAGTGCATCCGGACAGGTCGTAAGCCAGAGATTTGACGTATTTGACGTAGATAAAAACGCAGGGGCCGCGTAGTAGAGGATCTTGATGTCGTAATTGCTGTCAGGAATTGGGGCAAATTGAATCGTAGACCCAAGGATGGTGTAGAAAGCTGGTACACCACTTTGGTTCGTCCTACCGTTCCGAATAAAGATGCTCGGCGTTGCGAACGTAATAGGGAAGTCGGGGTCAGAGTCAACGTACACATCCCTTGCTTGCAGGAAGTCACTAGGGAGGTTAATTGTCGAGACTCCACCGGTCGCCGTAACCGATGTTTGCGTAAGCATTTGCCGCAAGCGTAAATCTCTACGGAGTCGAATCTCTGCGAGTTGGATGAAGTCAGCGATCGCGGAAGTAAGATCATCTCGTGAGAGATAATTAGCTATCGTTGTTTGCAGATTGGCGTAACTGTTTAGGGCCATATTCGACATCGCTCCACCGGTATTCGTGCGTCCCGATGTGTCCTATTTCGAGGCTCAATTCGTGATCCACGAAAGTCTTAATCCCGTGATCTAGGGCTTTCACGCAAAAATGCACATCTTCGCCAATTAGACCACCCGCCCCCCATACTACATCAAACCAAGGTTGCGGCATAGCCTCAAACACAGACTTGTGGGTTAGCACAACCCCAAAACCTACAGCAGTCACCTCCTCGATACCCTTCTTACCTCGACTCTCAATCTTCTCAAAGATCTCTTTATCTTCGTGAAAGTTAATCGCCGTCGGTAGAACTGGCTTACGTCTGGTGACTGCGTTTACCCCGACGATCTTTTGCCCGTGAGCTAACAGTCGTTCTAACGTGTTCTTAGGGAATCTCATATCCGAGTCCACCCAAAGAATGTACTCAGCACCGTCTGCCAAGGCTTCTTTGGCTAACGACTCTCTCTGACTGAATATGAGAGTGCCTGGGGCTGTGTACAAGAGGAACGATCCTCCTGTTAACGCGCATCTATTGGCCCCGTCGTATGCCGCCAGACGAGCCATATCGAAGGATGTCCCCGTCATCATCGTGTCCCGACATGGAACACAAAGAGCTATCTTCATACTTTTCCTGGACGAGTTCTAAAGTGTCTGTTCTCTGGGTCGTTCATCCACGCCCTGAACTTCTTTTCGTCTGCGATGGCAAAGCCTCGCATGATCCCTTGTTTGTTTAGATCGTCAACCACCGCATAGGGTAGTTGAGCGTACCGCGTCCACTCACCCCAACGCTCACGCTCGTCAGTGGCGTTATAGAGTGCTTTGTTCTGCTCGATAATAGCCGTTATGTCTTGAACTCTTTCAAAGACATACTGGTCGTCGGTTGCATGAAATTTAGTTTTGAGCATAAAAAAAGGGAGGTTGTTACGCCTCCCTCTTTTTTACCACAGTTTTTGTTACGCTGTCTTGAGGTCAGCCAGGATACCGTGGGCAGCCTCGTTACGCATTTCCATCGTGAACTCAGCAAGGATCTGGGTTTTCTCGGAGTCACCAGTCTTTGCAAGTTCGTTGGTCTGGAAGGGACGCAGATAACCAACTGCTGCGTATTCCGGATCAAGGATGAACGCGTCACGGCTACGAACGAAACGATCTGGAACTACAGAGATCGAGCCGAAGTCGCTCAGGTACACATCAGCCGCGCCGATGATGGTCGTCGGTGCATCTGACGGAGCCATGTAACGCTGTGCTGCGATACCAGCAAAAGCCGAAACAGTCTGCTTGAGTGCAGGGCCAACCACGAGGATCTTGGGGCTGCCGCCAGAGGTGTAAACCTGCTGAACGCCATCCTTGAGGATTGCCTCGGTAAAGGTACGGGTTGTACCGTCAGAACGGGTCGAAACACCGATGGTGGTGGGGTTAGCACCGTCAGTCGTGTTGTAGTTCGAGTTAGTCTTGAGCCAAGACAAAAGCGAACCCAACTTGCGAGCCGTGGACGAGTTGCCAGCACTGCGACCTTGGTTAGCGGCAAGAATGGTTTCTTGGTCACGCTTGAGCTCTTGCGAAGCCTTCGAGAGCTGATAAGCCTTCTCTGCACGACGGCCTGCAAGATCAACGGCCATCATCGTGCCTGACACCTGGATCGTTTTAGCAACGATTTGAGTGTAGTTACCGAGACGAGTCGTCGGGCTGATGGTTGCTGCTGTAGCGTCGTCACCTTCAACCTGTGCGTTGTTGGTTGTTGCTGCTGCCAACGTGTCGGTCTGCCACTCGTGGTAGACAGCCGTTGCCTTGGTGCGAGCAAGCGACGAAAGGATAGGTGTCTCGGTCGGGCTGATGTTGTAAATAACATCGGTTAAATCTTCACGCTGACCGATAGCGGTAAAGGTCTGGAATGTACCTGAAGGAACAGTCATTTCTAACTCCTAATTACAAGAATCTTTCAAAAACCCTTGCAGCGTCTTGTCGACTACCTGTCTTTTTGAGACGCGCAAAGTCCTGTTTTGCTGCTTCTGACTGGATGGTCTTACCTGTGGCAGTCCCAGGCTTTAGCAACTTCGGAGCCTCCGTAACCTTTTTGGTTACCCCAGGCTTACTTTGTTGCAACTTCTGATACTGCGCGGCCATCCATAACGTCACCACGGCACGAGAGTCAGTCGCACTTGCAAGTTCCGCATCCGAATAACCAATGCTCTTTGCAAACGCTCTTAAATCACTACGGACTTTCTCACCCTTCTTCGGATCGGCGTAGTCTGGGATTGCACTTGCAACCTTCTGCGCCTCTTCCGCGATGCGCCTCTCCATCTGAACCTCTTGCTCGGCTTGTTGCTCTCTGGCAATGCGTTGCTGCTCGGCTCTTAACTGCTGGAGTTGCTTCTCTTGGCGAGTCATTTCCGCGACCTTCACCGCATATGCAATGGGATCGGTCTCTTTCAAACTCTCAATATCCTCACCTTGCATCTGTTGGCTTAGGAATTGATCCATCACCTTCAGTCGCTCGGCGTAGGCATCTCGTGCCTGCTTTGCTTGCTCGACAGCGGCTTTTTCTGCCTCGACTGCTTTACGCTGTTCTGCAAGCGCGTTAGTTTTCTTATGGTAATCAGTGCCCTTTTGGTAGCCTTCGATCAACTCTTGGAGGGTCACCTCGCGTTCTTCACCTGCGGCTTTCACCACAAAACGCTGTTCCTCCTCTTGAGCCTCCTCTTGGACTTCCTCAGACTCAGATTCACTGACAGCAAGTTCCTGTTCTTCTGACTGGGGTTCTGGTTGCTCCGCTGGAGTCCCGCCACCATCCATCATCCCAAGAAACGCATTTGCTGCCTGTCCCACTGTCAAGCTAGTCCCTTGCGGGTTGCTGCTTTCCATAAACTAACCTCTACTTAAAAAGTTTGAATCGTCTCTTGTTCATCTCGCCTTCGGCGGCAACGGACTCAAGACGCGCTTTCACACGACGCACTGCGCTAATCATAAGATACGAGTCCTCACGAAGCTCAATGTCGTCCTGATGACTATTGATAATACGCTCGATGTTGTCTTTTTCCAACTCGTCGAAGATTTCCGTCAGAAACTCATCGCCAAGTAAAGCCTTTGCTCGTTCCCAACGCTGCGTCATAAAAGTCCTTTAGCCTTCTTTTTAGGGATTCGTGACTCGTTGAGAGCCTCTAAGAAATCCTCTCCGTACTTGTTGACAGCCTTCTTACGAATGACGTACTCACCAACCTGTAGGCTTGCATAACCGTCGTCAGGGCTATCAGGCTTTGGCCCAAGTAAACCTTTGACTTTCCCGCCTTTCTCATAAGCAATCTTGTCTGGCGTGATCTTCCCGCCCATGTAGCTTGCTTGGCGTATATCGTCACCAGGAAGAACCTCGCCGCCGTAGGTTTGTCCCGTCTGGCCCTCGTAAGCCTTTTGCAATGCTGTTTTATCAAAGATTCCAGGCTGAAACAAAGGCTTGGTTCCGGTGACAGCAGGGATACCAAACTCTAGGGACTGTGGCAACAAACGGGTATAGCCTGCCGCCCCAGACTTGAACATATAAGGGGCTTGTTGTGTCGGGCCTGCGCCGTAAAAAAAGTCAGTTGTAGGCGTAGCAAGACGAGTATTCCCGCCGCCAACGGTGAACTGCGAGAAGTTTGCAGTCGGAACCTGCACACCACTCAAAGCCGCGTCAATCACGCTTGCAGGGACATTCTGCGACATGGCGTATTGCCTAACCATCTGCGCCGTAGCATTTGGATTGTCGCGGAAAAGATTCTGTATGTACGGAATCATCTCTGCGCTGGTGTAAGCAGACAGCGGTTTCGGGCCTGTTGTTGTAGGTGTTGTGACTGGTGGTGTTGTAACCGGAGGGGTCGTTACTGGAGGTGTTGTAACTGGCGCAGTCGGGAACGTCAAAGAAGCAATCAGTGCGGGAATCTGGCTTTCAGGAACACCTTGTTGTGCTGCAAACGTCTGAAACTGAGCAGGCGTAACGTAAGTTCCTGCTGCTTGTTGTTGCGCGATCACGTTCTGCGCGTAAGGGATCATCTCCGCTAACGTGTAATCAGCCATCGTCTTAGGAACGATGTTCCCGCTTGCGTCTAGCTTCTGCCAAGACTCTAAAGTTGGTGTTGTCACAGGTGTACTCACTGGTTGCGTGATGGTATTAATGACCTCTTGCACCGTCGGAGTTGTTACAGGAGGAGGCGTGACAACCGGTGGAGGCGTAACCACGGGCTCCGGTGGCGGAGGAGCTGGAGGCGGAGGCTCGTAAACTGGTGGTGGTGGTTCGTAAACCGGAGGTGGTTCGTACACCGGCTCAGGTGTTCCAGGCTCAGGTGTAGGAGAAGCGGCAAAAACATCCGACACGGCAGACCTAGCCACATCAGGACTAAAACCTAACATATTTGTTAGGCCAAAGTACAAAAGGGTGTCTGGGTTTGTGTTGGAGATCAGACCTTGATTGAGAAGGTACTGAACGTCTGCGCTGTTAGGGTTTGAGAAGTATTGATCGACAAACGCCCTAAGCTGGTCAGTTGTGTAGCCGTTGTATGTAGCCATGATTACCCTGGTATCTCAACGTTGCCAGTAATGCCTGCACCAACCTTCATCGCCTTCATCTGCGCTTCTGCCTCAAACTCCATGCGCTTAAGTTCCAACTCAGCCAGTGCCTTTTCCCTTGCAAGCTGAATATCGGCCATAGCTTTCTGACGCTTGATCTCGATGTCTGCTTGGGCCTGCGCCATCATCATTTGAATGGCAGGATCTGGGCCTTGTTGTTGTTGAGGTTGTGCAAGTGCAGCATCGACCTCTGGGCCTACAGGTTTGAAAAACTCTGCTGAATCTGGGAAACCTGCTGCCTCAATCAACTTTCCTAATACTGATCTGTACTGCGAGACAGAAACCAAAGGATTGTTCGGGCCGTACGCTTGAATGATCTGCTCTTGCTTGGACAGAACCATACTGAGCATTGCCATCTTTTGCTCCATGCTCCCCGTACCAAGTCCGACATTCACTGTGCAATCGTACTGGTTCGACCACTCTCGCGGGTCGTACTGGACGTACTGCCCACGCATCCGAATCAAAACTGCTTTGTCCTGGTACTTGCATAAAAGATGTAATAACCCTTTGAATAAGTCTTTTACGCCTGTTTCTGCAAAGATCCTAGCGATGAGTTCTATCTTGCCTTGTGAGGCTTGCGTAAGGGCTGCTATGGCCGCAGCAGTGACGTTCTGTAGGATGTTAGGGTCAAGACCTTGAGAGGCTTCTGTAACGCCTGTGCGTTTAGCCTGAACCTGATCGAGGTACTCTAGAAGAGGGAAGGCTTGCTGACCAACAGGAGGTGTCGTAATCGGAACCAGCGCAGCAGGATTCTTCATTCGCACCACACCGCCAGGCGTAACGCTCAAGAGATCATCGAGGTTGACCTGACCCTCGACAGCACCCATACGGGTATTGTTTTGAAGGTAAAGGTTATCAAGCATCTGCCTCGTTACAGTCGTCTTGATAAGCTGGAGATCAACTGTACGATCAGCAGGACAATCCCCAAAAAACCTATGAGGGATCGGAATAGGACAGATGGTGTAAAACGGCACATAGTCGGTTTCCTCGTTACTTAGGATTTCGTTGCCCGAAAAATGCACTCGTCTTAGTTCTGCGATCCCATCCCCGTCGTAGTCAGTCTTTAGGTAGCACTCGAACACTTCAACCGTCTGCATGGATTTGTCGAGACTTGGCTCCATGTAGGGCTGCTCGTCTCGGTTGTATCTTGCAATGTACTCGGCAGAGAACTCAAGGTCGTTGTAAACCGGAAGGTTCATTACGATCTCAGGATCGAACCCCATTGAGACAAGATCCGACCTTGTAATGAGTTTTCTATGAGCGACAAAAGGAGTGTCTCGAACGGTCTTTCCTGCCTTGGAGATCAAGAACTCTTCGGGAGGCACGTTCTCGACCTTGATCTTTCCGGCCTTGGTTTTCTTCATCAGCGCGACGTTATGAACACGCATGACTTGGCCGTCCATGTCCTGCTCAATCGTCTCCTGCGCTGCGATCTCCATCGTCCCGTCTGACATAAGCATGGCTAGCTCATCGTCTGTCAGGTTCGCGTACTGTTCTTTAGTGACGCTTATCGAATCGTCCCAGTAGGCTTTAATGACACCGACCTTCTGAAGGATCGCGTCCTTAAACCAGTCGTGCATGATCGAAATACCTGGGTTCTGCTTCATCAGCACCCAATTGCAATACTCGGTAGCCTGCATTGCCATAGGCTCATCGCCTGGGCCTACAGGCTCGAATACACCAATTTGATCAGCAGACGTAAACAAACGCATGAGAGGAGGAAGCATCCCGTCGATAGCTTCTGCAACCTCTCCCGTAACAATCTGAGAGCGACCCTCTACCTCGTTTCCGTAGGGGTCACGCATGTAGCTGGTGAGCGCGGTCTTACGTTGCTCGACCGTCTCGGTCTCCAAGAAACCTATCGCGTTATCAATCTCACCTTGGAGAATCGCCTTTAATCGTCCGTCATCCATTTAGACCACCCAAGATACGTTAGGTTTCAGCGGCTTAGACCAAC